ACAACTCGTACGATGGAGAGAAACTCAAGCTCCTCGTCCACGATGAATCGGGTAAATGGGAGAGACCGGACAACATCCTCAACAACTGGAGGGTCACGAAGACAACGTTAAGATTAGGTAGAAGAATTGTAGGTAAATGTATGATGGGTTCTACTTCAAACGCATTAGATAAAGGTGGAGAAAACTTTAAAAAACTATACGAGTCTTCGGACGTCAACAAAAGAAACCGTAATGGTCAGACTAGCTCAGGATTATATAGTTTGTTCGTACCTATGGAGTGGAACTACGAAGGATACATTGATTCTTATGGACTACCTGTATTTGACACTCCAAAAAAACCAATCAAAGGTATCGACAATGAAGACATCGACATTGGTGTGATATCGCATTGGGAAAACGAAGTAGATGGTCTTAAAGATGATCAAGATGGTTTAAATGAATACTATCGTCAGTTTCCAAGAACAGAAAAACATGCTTTTAGAGACGAAGCAAAGGAATCTTTGTTTAATTTAACTAAAATATACGAGCAAATAGACTATAATGAAGACCTTCGCAACACTAATGTTGTAACACAGGGTAATTTCCAGTGGGAAGGTGGGATTAAAGATACTAGGGTTATGTTCGTGCCTAATAAAAATGGTAGATTCTTTGTTAGTTGGGTTCCTCCAACTGGATTACAGAATAGATACAACATCAAGAACAATATAAAATACCCAGGAAATGAACATTGCGGAGCATTTGGATGTGATAGTTACGATATATCTGGTACTGTTGATGGTAAGGGTTCTAAAGGATCTCTTCACGGATTAACTAAGTTTTCAATGGAAGACGTGCCGCCTAATTTATTCTTTTTAGAATATATATCAAGACCACAAACTGCTGACATATTTTTTGAAGACGTTCTTATGGCCTTGGTATTTTACGGAATGCCTATATTAGCGGAGAATAATAAACCAAGACTCTTATACTACATGAAGAGAAGAGGTTACAGAGGTTATTCTATGAATAGACCTGACAAGGTAATGCACAAGTTATCTGTAACGGAAAGAGAGATAGGTGGAATACCTAACTCAAGTGAAGATATAAAGCAAGCTCATGCAGCTGCTATAGAAGATTACATAGAAAATCATGTTGGTTTATCTTCTGAAGGTTATGGTAACACATACTTTCAAAGAACATTAGAAGACTGGGCTAAATTTAATATAAACAACAGAACAAAGCATGATGCTTCTATAAGTTCTGGTTTAGCTATAATGGCTTGCAATAAACATAGATATACACCTGTTGCTAAGAGAGTAATATCTCAAGTGTCATTAGGTTTTAGAAAATATAATAATACAGGTGAAAATTCAAAAATAATATAATAAATGGTCTATACTAATAATAATAGCATCTTTCCAGATCAGGTGGTACCTGAAGAAGAAAAGAAATCATTTGAATATGGTTTAGCTGTTGGAAACGCTATTGAACAAGAGTGGTTTAGAAATAACAGTGGACAGAATAGGTTTTCCTATAATTTCCAGAACTTTAATAGACTAAGATTATATGCTAGAGGCGAGCAGCCTGTACAAAAATATAAAGATGAACTATCAAACAACGGTGATTTATCTTACTTAAATTTAGACTGGAAGCCAATTCCGGTTTTATCTAAATTCGTTGACATAGTAGTTAATGGTATGACAGAAAAAGGATATGAATTAAATTCATTTGCTTCTGATCCATTTGCACTAAAACAACGTACCGACTTTGCTTCTAATGCTTTACGTGATATAAAAAACAAAGCAGCAATTGATCAACTATCTCAAGCAACTGGTCAAAACTTCTATGCGTCTACAGATCCTGATAATTTACCTAGAGATAAAAATGAATTAGACTTATTCATGCAGCTTAACTACAAGCAAAGCATTGAAATAGCTGAAGAGGAAGTTATAAATAATGTTCTTAATTCTAATAAATTTGATGAGACTAAAAAAAGATTAGCCTATGATTTAACAGTGTTAGGCATATCAGCAGTTAAAACTAGCTTTAATTTAGCTGAAGGTATAACAATAGACTACGTTAATCCAGCTAATTTAGTTTATTCAGCTACTGATGATCCTAATTTTGAAGATATATATTATGTTGGTGAGATAAAAAGTATAACTCTTCCAGAGATAAAAAAATTGTTTCCAGCTTTAACAGACGAAGAATTAGAAAGAATACAGAAATACCCAGGTCGTCAAAATTACGCTCAAAGCGACTGGCAAGTTAATAGTGACGTTAATCAACATCAAGTATTGTTTTTTGAATATAAGACATATCAAGATCAAGTATTTAAAATAAAACAAACAGAGCAAGGATTAGAAAAAACTCTAGAAAAGCAAGATACATTTAATCCACCACCTAGTGATAACTTTGAAAGAGCTTCAAGATCTATAGAGGTTTTATACACAGGAGCAAAGATACTAGGCATGGGTGATAGTATTCTTAAATGGGAATTGTCTGAAAATATGACACGACCCTATGGTGACACTACAAGGGTTAACATGAATTATGTTATATCTGCACCTAGAATGTATCAAGGCCGTATAGAATCTATAGTAAGTAGAACAACGGGCTTTGCTGATATGATTCAATTAACACATCTTAAATTACAACAAGTCTTAGCTAGATTAGTTCCAGATGGAGTTTATGTAGATGTAGATGGTTTAGCTGAAGTTGACTTAGGTAACGGAACTAACTACAATCCAGCAGAAGCACTTAATATGTACTTTCAAACTGGTACTATAGTCGGTAGATCACTTACTCAAGATGGAGAAATGAATCGAGGTAAAATACCTATTCAAGAACTTCAAAGTTCTTCAGGTATATCTAAGATACAAGCTATGATACAAACGTATCAATATTATCTTCAAATGATACGTGATGTAACCGGATTAAATGAAGCTAGAGATGGAAGTTCACCTGATAAAAATGCATTAGTTGGTTTACAAAAACTAGCGGCGGCAAACTCTAATACAGCAACAAGACATATATTACAGTCTTTAATGTATTTAACTGTTAGAGCATGTGAAAATGTAAGTCTAAGAGTTAGTGATATGCTACAGTTTCCATTAACTAAAGCTTCGCTATTAAACAGCATTAACGCTTTTAACGTAGCTACACTTAAAGAAATAGATTCTTTATCTATTCATGAGTTTGGTATATTCTTAGATTTAGAACCTGACGAAGAAGATAAGGCTCAATTAGAAAAAAGTATACAAATTGCTTTACAGGCTGGTAGTATAAAACTAGCAGACGCTATAGACATTAGAGAGATTCAGAATATTAAATTAGCTAACACGCTTCTTAAATTTAGACAGTCTGAAAATGAAGCTGCTGAAAGAGCTGCTCAAATGGAAAACATTCAAGCTCAAGCTCAAGCTAATAGTGAGGCCGCAGAAAAAGCAGCAGCAGCTGAAGTTCAAAAGCAACAAGCATTAGCTCAGACGACTGTTCAAATAGAACAAGCTAAATCTCAGTTTGAGATACAGCGTATGGAGCAAGAGGCTGAAATTAAAAGAGGTTTGATGGCTGAAGAGTTTTCATATCAAATGAAACTAGCTGAAATGCAAGCTCAAGTAACTTCTCAAAAAGAAGCTCAAATAGAAGATAGAAAAGATAAACGATTACAAATGCAAGGCACTCAACAGAGTGAACTTATAGATCAAAGACAAAACGATCTACTGCCTAAAAACTTTGAATCATCAGGTAATGACAACTTAGATGGATTTGGTTTAGAGCAATTTACCCCAAGATAGGGATTATTAATTTTTATTATATTATATTATGTCAGAAGAAGTAAAACAAGAAGGTGAATTTAAAGTAAAGCACACTATGCCTAAGTATAAGGACATGGGAGCTATTCCAGAAATCACTAAAGTAGATTTAACTAAAAAACCAACAGAAGATGCCATTCAAATCGGAGAAACAGAAGCAGTGGTTGATGATAAACAAACCGGAGATATACAAAAAGTGGAAGAGCAAGTACGGGAGCAGTCCGGTGAAATTACTAAAGTCAATCTGCAAGAAGAAAAAGTAGAGTCTCCATTAGAATTAGTAGAAGATGAAAGTGATAACGCTGAGGAGATCACAATGGTTGGAGGCACTGAAAGTCCCAACACCTCACAGGAACAAAAAGAAGTACTACCGCAAACTGAAGCACAAAACGTACCAGAAAACTTAGAGAAGTTAGTTTCTTTTATGAAAGAAACAGGTGGAACTGTAGATGACTATGCTAGATTAAACGCAGACTACAGTAATGTAGATGGAGAAGCATTGTTAAAAGAATACTACAAACAAGCTAAACCACATTTAGATTCAGAAGAAATTCAATTTGTAATTGAAGACTCTTTTAATTATGATGAGGATTTAGACGAAGCAAGAGATATTCGAAAGAAAAAACTTGCATATAAAGAAGAGGTTGCAAAAGCTAAAAGCTATTTGGATTCGCTTAAGGATAAATATTACGCAGAGATCAAGTTGAGACCTGGGATTAATCCTGAGCAACAAAAAGCTACAGACTTTTTTAACCGATACAACGAGGAGCAAGAGCTCAGTAAAGTTAACCAAGAAAGGTTCCGTAGCCAAACAGACGAGCTTCTCAACAACGAATTCAAAGGTTTTGATTTTAAGGTTGGAGAGAAAAAGTTTAGATATGGCGTTAAAGATCCTGTTAAGGTTGCAGATAACCAAAAAGACATTTCTACATTCATT